CTCATCAAGTCATCTTGTAATTTTTGACTAAGCATTACTCTTTGCACGATTCTTTCTAGATTTATTTATAAAATTAAGGATGATAGGATTGTGAGAAAGTCTCTGAGTATATTGTCTTAGAGCATCAGTTCCAACCTCTCTCTGATTTGCAGGCACACCAGATACTTCAGTGAACTTTTCAGTGATATCCTTAATCCATGATTTAAACATTATGTTTTCTTCAGTCACTGCAATGATATGATTTGCACCTGTACGAATAATTTTACCAATCAAACCAGTATTATCATTCTCAACAATGTCACCAACACGAAATATGTTACCATTCATATAATTCTCACGAAGGTTTCTCCAATCAAACTTAGGAGCAATTCTCCACATTTCATTTTGTTGTTTCTTAACTTTCATTCCCTGTCGAAGTGAATCATATAATTTTCTTGCAGCATCATCTTTTAGAGCTCTTGGTATTCCAGTTCTAAATGTATCATAATCATCATCCGCAGCAGCCTTTCTTAACTTAGACGCAGACATGGCACTCACGCCTTCACCATCTGGATCACGATCTCCAGCAGATATCACTTTGATACGATCAAACTTATAAAGTTTATTGTTATATTTGTTTGCTAAATTTTCAAACTCAGCCTGACGATCCTGTCCGACTACAATATTCACAGACTTTGCACCTCTTTCATTCGCACCTTTCAATGCATCAAAGATTGTTTTTGTCTTTGGATTATTCATGATATGTTTCGCATGTTGTGGAAACATCTGTTGCATATATCCAATCTTTGTATCAGGATCTAAAGGATTCTTGTCAGGATCGTTAGACCTTGATGGATAGATTTCATAATTACCACGACCAGCAACCTGTTTAACTTTATTCAAAAGTTTTTCATGTCCAGTTGTAGGTGGATTAAACCGACCAAAAGCCACAGTCATATCTGCCTCATCCTTATTTGGATCAGGTTTTGCAACTGTTTGAGAAGATATTGCTTCAGTTATAAATGCTGTAAAACTTTTCATATTTTTGGTGCGGGCATGGGATTGCCTTTATCCCAATTCTTATCTGCTGTAAAATTTGCACGACTGAACTCTAAACGATCAACAAGTTTAAGAGCTTGTCCTGATCGGATTGCAACGAATCCTTCAGGCGCAGTCACACGATATCCGTTTGGAGTTTTGAGAAACGTGCCAAATGTGTTTACCTTTTGCAACTTACGAATCATAAAATTTTTCGCAGCCTGTAAATTCATATAAGATGCAACAGTCATGTATATTGACTGTTCATTATCAGAAATAAATTTAAGACCCTTGTTCTTCAGTTCTAAGTATTTATCTTTTGTTGTCTTCATCTTTTTAGTTGCAATTTCTTTATCTAATGCGTTTGAAAAATACTGTGCAAAATCTCTTGCAGTATTACGAGCACCAATTAAAGTTTTACCTTGACGAATATAAGAGTTAAAGAAAGTCTTGAACATGATATTCAATGTAAACTTATTCATACTATTTGTTTTCATCAAATCAAGAAAACGAGATGCTTGTTTGAGAGATCCCTCAGTTTTGTTGACGAGATTTGTATAGGATGTTTTCTCTGCACGAGTCATATTCGCTTCACCTGACGCATTTTTAAAATCAGATGATGTCACAAAGACATTGGTGTTTCCTTGAATATTAATATTCCCAAAACTGGCAGACATTGCATCTAGAGTTCTACCAGAATATGAAGTATGAAAAACAATTCCAAACTTTGCTTCATCTATCTTCTGTCCAATATCACTATCTTTTGGAACTGCATACACGATTGTGTTTGGTTGAAATGCAATACAAGTATCTCCACCAATATTTGCCTCATACTTGTCATCAGTGAACAAAAGATCTCCCTGCACAACATTTGGTATTGAAAGTGTAGAGAGATATTTGTATGCATCTTTAAGTTTTTGTGAAAGTTGCCCAGGCGGATACAGGCTATCCACATCATTTTCGGAATATGATATCTTTGGATTTACTTTATTGAATACAGATTTAGTTCCTACAAAAAATCTTCCGTTGTCTGGATTCACACCACAAATTATTGCAGGCGCTCCGTCCCATTTAACTGTGACACGAGCATCTGCACCACCTTGATCTAACATTTCTCCAAGTGAACGAAGAAAAGCAACCGCTTCTCTACCGCCTTCAGATCCGCCGTTTAAAATATTATCTTCTAAATGTTCGAGGTGTGTGTTTTTCACTATCTATCGAGAAAGTAATGATTTATGACTTCTATATGTTCATGTGCTTTTGATATCTCAGACAATTCAGACTCAATCGCAGCCATTATATCAGGGTGTTCTCCAATGCCAACAGGATATGTTAGATAAACTTCAACATTCTGTTTATGTTTTGCAATCTTACCGTTGTAATATGCAATTTGTGATTTTAAAATGTCTTCACGCAAATGAATCATGGTTTGCTATAACGTATTTATTTTTATTATAACACACCATTCGTGATTTATCTACTTTTTCTTTTTAGTTTTATCACCTTTTGGCAGATATGCACCACCACCAAGTAATATTTGAAGTTTTAATTCCTTATATATTTTTTGTTCATCACCAGGCCTAAACTTAAATCTAAACTGTAATAAATGACCTTTTGGTGCATTAGGGCCTGTCATAAAAAATCTTCTACCAGTTATTGCTTGACCACCTAAACTATATCCAGATGGAGCTTGTTCAACTCTCAAATTACCTGTTGTTGCTTCCAACTCATTAATATGATCCACAGTTATTTCTTTAATCGTAGTTTTATCTACATCAATCACATTAGCTAAATCAGTTCCAAAAGTCGCTCTCTTCATAACGTTAAACAATCCAGCTTTAAAAGCTCTAGGATTATTTCTAGATGCTGCATCAATACCGTTCATCACATCTGTAAAAAACATTCCACTTAATTTTACCTTTGCTCTTTTTTCAGCTGGTGATCTAGCAGATGAAAGTAAATCTCCAAGAAGTCTACGATATCTAGTTTCTCTTTGTGGCAATCTAACACCAAGTTGTGACATTACATCTAATAATCCCTTAAATGGACTCAAGCCTGCAACTGTGGAACTACCAGACTTCAATGAGAAGTTCATCATTTCATCAATTATATTCTCACCGTTCATATTAATTTTAACCATGATATCACCTTTAACTAAACCACCACTTTGTTCTCCTTCTTGTCCGTCTGCAATAATATCAACTACAACTGCATCTGATTCATTATTTTTCAACCATGTGTTTTTTGCTTTGATAATCCTTTCTCGATAGTTTGTATTTAAAGTCTGAATGATTTGTTGTATTTTACTATCTAAATTACCAATATCACCAACTCTGTCATACATCATCTTCCACTCAGGCCCGTATGCTTCCCAAGTTGATCCCTCTTTTAATCTTACCTGTAAATTAATTGCAACAATATCTGGATCTGGTGGAACTTCTTTTGATGAGTAATTATAATTAAAAGCTCCTGTTTGGAATAATTTTGTATCTATCTTTGCACGAACAGTATTAACTCTACCTCTACTTACAGCATTGTTAGCAAATAAGTCAGCAAGACCTATGGAGAATATTCCCTCCATAATATCACCTTCATTTCTCTTTGCCATTCTATCTTAAAAGTCTATTATCTTATCTATTTAGAGATCATCTATTGCACGATTTTCAGATTTATATACATCAAACTCTCCGCCTGGATATCTCTTCTTTAACTTCTCAACATTACCAGCAATCACATCATCAAGTGTAATGTTAAGTGCCATACATGCCTGCATCACATACCACATAACGTCACCCAACTCAATAACAAGATGTTTTCGATTGTGGTCGTCCCAAGGTTTACCTTGGAAAACCATCTTCTTAACGATCTCCATAAACTCACCACCCTCAGCACTGACACCAACAGCAGCAGTAAGAAGTCTGTGAATATTGGAACCCTGTCCGTCAAGATCATCCAAACTTTCAACAAAAGATTGATAATCCTTACTGGGATCGGATGTGACACCATCCACGAATAAAGCGT